CGCCGACAAATGGGCATCGTCACATAGCGTGATGACAATCGAAGAGGGAGAACTTTTTAAGGTGGATACTTTGCGTCGGATATGGGTTCATTGCTTTCATAACGAGCGAGCTTTTCCTGAGGAGAAAGCTGCACGTCTGATTACCATGAACATCCAACGTCACGAACCTGAAAAGGTGTTCTCGATTGAGAACGGCAACCGTCTTGTGAAGGAGGTTTTTTAATTTATGGGAGCTATTCTAGGTGCGGCAGCAATCGCTGGCGGAACAAGTCTTATTGGTGGTTTGCTGAGCAAAGGCAGCAAGCCAAAGGTTCCGGCGTTCAAGCCGATTGATTTTGCGGCAGAACAGAAGCAGGCGATCCAGCAAAATATTGGATCGTTGGAATCGGCGACTGAATTGGCCACCAAGACGACCGCTGCCGAGCAGTCACAGCTTGAGGCGCAGCTTCGTCGTGCGATTCCCGGTTACGATCAGTTGATTCAGCAGGCTGGAAAGAATATTGGATCAGCTTTGCGGGGCGAGGTTTCGCAAGACGTTGCTTCTCAGCTCCAACGATCTTCTGCTGGGCGTGCGCTTAGCGGAGGGTATGGCGCTGGTTCGGGTGTTGGCAGGAATTTGGCTGCTCGCGACTTTGGCCTGACATCGATGCAGATTCAGAATCAGGGTCTTGCTCAGGCGCAGAACTTCATCCAACAGCAGCGGACGTTCGGAATGGCGCAGCCGTTCTCGATCAGCAGCATGTTCATCACTCCCGGTCAACGCATTGGAGCGATGCAGCAGCAGAACCAGCAGCAGTACGGACGCGATTTGCAGGCCGCTCAAGTGGCTGCAATGCCAGATCCTACGATGGCTGCGTTTGGAAGCGCAATTTCTACGGCTGGCGGAATGTACGGCGGGGCGAAGATGCAGCAGTCGTTGTCAGCGCCAACTCCATCGGCGTCGGTTCCCGGATCGACGTACAGCGCATGGATGAATACGCCGTCGGCGGCTCCTGCATATCAGAGTCAAAACTTGTTTTCAGAATACGGCGCAACCAATTACAGACCTTGATTTATGGCCGACGAAACTCTTAAAGCATTTGAGCTAGGCGCAAGCCTCTACGACCGCGCACAGACGCAGAAGCGGATGATGGAGCAGATCAACATGCAGTTAGCTGATCAGCAGATTCGCAAGGGGCAGGCTGAGCTTCAAAACAAGATTCAGCTCAATGCCTACAATCAGGCTTTAGATGAGCAGTTAAAACTCACAAATGATTACGGAAACATGCAGACAAATCTGCAAATGCGTGATGAGTTCTTTAGAAATCCAAAAGCTGAATTCCCAAAATTTCTTCCGGTACAGTCTAAGGCAAATCAGAACGTAATGTTCCAAATTAGTCAGCAATTGGATAATTACGCGCCTCGCGCACGACTTCAGAAATCTCTACAGACAATAGAAAACAAACAGCTAAGCGATGCGGCTGATATTCAAGAGCTGTATAATGTTAAGGTTGTAACTCCAGAAGGGTCTATTGATCAGGTTGTTTTTGATCAATACATGCCAAAGCTTTTAGAAACAAGAAAACTGAAAGATTACAGCCAAGACGTAAGGGCTGCGTTTACTCAAACAGATAAAACTCTCCCATTTGAACAGCGAATTGGAGATGCAATGGCAAAAGCCAAAGAACGTGGAAAAACCTCCACTGAAAGAACTCAAGAGAGGAACGCTGAACTAGCCATTTCTGAGTACACATCTGCATTTGGAAAACCGGACGAGCAAACTGATGCATTTATCAGAAACAATGCTTTGACTGGAAAATGGAAAACTCCAGATGGAGATGCAGAAAAACGACTAACCGCAGACGAAACCATTTCCAGAAAATCTAGCGATTTGGTCAAAAAACTTGATGAGTTTGAAAATAAATATGGACCTCAGTCTATTCAGAAATATGTAGGAATTATTGACGGCAGGGTGACTGACATACAAAAACGTTTTTCAGGAGCAAATACTAAAGAGGAAAAGGACGCTTACGCGCTTTTGCAGCGATTCCAAGATGAGTTTAACTCAGTTGCTTTTGCAAAGTCTGGAAAAGCTGTAACAAATCAAGAAATGCAGCGTTTGCTGGCCGCTCTTGGAAACATTAAAAGCAACAACTTTTCAAACGATGTTAGAAATTTTGCAGTAATGGCGACTGAAGATTTGTACGGAACAATTCGCTCACTTAAAGATACTTATCGAATTCCGCCTACACAGGTCAAATTCGCCGACGAGCTTGTCAAACGCTACAATCTGCCGTTTACACCGTTTGGTCAGCAGCAGCAATCAGCTCCGGCTCCTTCGACTGGAACCGCTCCGTCGCTTCCTGCTGGATTTTCATCGTCTCAAACAAATCAAATTGCCCTTCCTACTGGATGGGGGGTTAAATAATATATGCCAACATTTACTTCCCCTTCAGGAAAAGAGTATCAATGGAATAATCCTAATCCTCCAACAAAAGCGGACATTGATGCACTTGTTGCGTATGATTCGCAGCTTAGTGGTCAACCTCAGTCGCAAGGTCCAGCCACCATCGCTGAAATGCGTCGGCGTGAGGAGCAAGGATTGGTTGGCGCGTTGCCTCCAGACATGAGCGAAGCAGTGAAACGATCCGCAGAGGTTGGAGGATTGGAGCGGTTTGTTGGTGAGATGGGGCGATTGCCTGAGCCTTCAGGTCAAATTGCGCCTCCAGAATATTTGGGTGGCCGAATTGCCCCGTCTGGACAGCTTACTCCGCTGGCACAAGCTGAGTCTCGCGGAATGCGGCGTGGATTTGCAACCGGACTTCCTATTTCAGCATCTCTTATTTCTGCCCCGTTTATTGCCGGAATGGGTGTTACTACTGGGTTGTTAACTGAAGCTGGAGTCAACCTTGCAGCGTCAGGGTTGGGACAAACTGTATCTCCAGAACCGTACCGAGCAGGAGAAATGTTTGCTCAGGCAATTCCCGGTGTTCCAGTGGCTCAACAAGCCAGAAAATTCACACAGTTTACAAAAGAAGCTGGAAGCGGTGTTTTGACTTCTGGCCTTCAGGCTGGCCTTGAAACTCTCGACCAAGACTCCGCTGATTTGTCCAATGTTCTTTTTAGAACTGGGCTTGGTGGATTTTTAAGTCCGGGCCTAAGTGGGCTTGCAAGGGGTGGAGGTGCTTTGGCAAGAAGCGGATTTGATGTGAGAGATTGGAGAAGCGGATTTAATTTTAATCCGAGAGCTGTGGCCGCTGAATTGCAACTTCCGTTTACGCAGCAATTTATTAAGGATCGAGCAGAAGACATCAGAAAGCAAATGGTCGAACAAGGTTCGTCTGGAATGTTTGAAAGATTTTCCGGCGATCTTGCTCGCGCTCTTTATTCTCCAAATTCAGGACTGAATCCTCAACAATTTCAGGAAAATATCAGAAATGTTGTCAGTCAGTCGATGAACAATGCCGGTTCGTCCGGTTTGACTGGGCAAGATCTTTCTGACGCAATCAGAACAGAACTCCAGAAATCGATAGCGGTTCCAGACGAGCAGGCCAATAAGGTTGCCAACGATGCAATCGACTCTTTTGTTGGAGAGTCTGAGGCTCTTCGGAATCGAATCACAAACTTGATAGATGTTCGAAATGCTTCGCGTGATGCGCGTTTGACGGATGTCGTTCGATCATTAGAAGGTCGTGCAAGTGTCGAGTCTCAAGGACTTCGAGATGAAATCGATCAGCTTAAGAAAAAGGGCGAATCATTACCCGTTGAGTCCGTTGAACGCCAAAAACTCGACACTCAGATTTCAGACCTAAACCAGCAGATTGCCAGTATTGAGGCAGGCCGCGCTGCTGGATATGGTCCTACTGGCGGAATCACCCGAGAATCGCTTGGCCTAAAGACGCAGCAGATTGCTCAAGAGGAGCTTGATAAGTTCAAAAAAGATCGAGAAGAAGGTTATGGAAAAATCGACCCTGATCTTGAAAACACAAAATTAACAGTTACCGAAATGTCTCCAACTGGAGAACAGGTGACAAAAGAATACACGGTAAATCAACTGCGTCAGAAACGCACAAATATTCTTCGAAAAATCAATTTTGGAAAGCCTGTTCAAAAAGCTGATTATTCAGTTTTTGAAGATCTTGATCAAATTAACTCACAGCTTGATGAGGCTTTAGCGTCCAATCCTGCCCTTAAAAAAGCTTTGCAGCAGGAAAACGCTGCGTATCGAGAAGGTATTTCAAGATTCAAAGGATTTTTTGCTGACAAAATTTTGCGAGAGGCTGGTGAGCAAAGTGGAATGCCGGGAATCGTTGGAACGATTGCTGGGGCAACTGGACCTCAAAATCTGAGGCTTCTAAAAAACCTCCTCGGAACTCGATACGACGAGATAAAGCCGGATTTGAGGCAGTTTGTTTTCATTCAGTCACGCGGTGAAAATCCGAACGATTTCCTGAAAGCGATTACTGCTGGAAACAGTGGAAAAGCAACCGGACTTCAGAAAGAGGTAATTGACGAATTGTTCCCAGACATTTCCGAGATAACCGATGTTGCCTCAAAGTACAGTTCGCTAGTCAACCAAAAGGCAGTTCTTGAAAAACAAGCAAACGAATTGAAAGGTAAAATCGACGCTTTGAAAACAGATGTTTCCAACAACATTTCTGGAGCGCAGGCAAGACTCGACGCTGCAATCAAACAGGAAGGTCAGATTGCGGAAACAAACGCCAAACTTAAGGCTACGAACATAACGTCAAGGGAACAGCGGATCATCGACTCTCTTGCGGCCATTGAGGCCAGAGTTCGAGATGCTCGAGATAAAAACTTTGATGTTCTTGATACGATCAAGTTAGACGACGTTATCAGGAACATTGAGACGCAAAGCGGAAAACCGCTGTACAAAGCTCTTGAAGAGGCGGTTGTAACAACCAGCAATGCGCGTGGAAGGTTCAACGTAGCGGTTAAAAAAGCATTGGAACCGGGAGGTCAGCTTGAAAGTTTTGAACCTTCTAATCTGATTGATTTCTTGGTTGCTAAGGAAGGTGAATCGCTCAGTTACCGTAGCAAACAGTTTCTCAAGGCTGTTGGCCAATCAAGACCTGACTTGATCGGCGATGCTCAAAACCTTTTAGTTGGACGCATCATTGCGGAGTCGGTTGACGGAAACAAAATCAACACAGCAAAAATCAAAGATCTTGTCGGAACAAGCGAAGCTCCCGGCAAATACTTTGGAATAACCAAGGGTTTATTTGGAGACGACGGAATCTCTCGCATCACAAAAATCGCAAATCAGTTGGAGCAGGTTTCCGACCTTGGAAAACCAAGCGTCTTCAGAGAACTGGTTTTGCCAGCTTTGGCTGGATTTGCTGGTTATCAGGTTTACGGTGAGACTGGCATGAAAGCCGGTCTTGGTGGATACGCTGCATATAGATTGTTTGGAAAAGGAATTAGCAATGCAACCGCCGCTGCCGTTGGGCGTGTCGTAAAGACTCCAGAATACCTTAACATTGTCTCAAAGCCGATTGACCAAGCCACGCAAGCTCAGATGAATCGATTTGAGCGTCTTTGGCCAAGGGTGCTGAAGATGGAGCAAGATCGTTACCGGATAATTGAAGATGATCTTGAGAAATGAAAACCTCCCTCTCCAAGAAAGGTAATACCTATCAGGGCAAGAAGGTGACGCTGAACAAGCCCTTCTACACGCCGGGTGAGCGGAAGAAGAGCGCGGTGTACGTTAAGAATCCGGCGAACAAGGTCGTCATCGTTCGCTTCGGCGATCCTGACATGACGATCAAGAAGTCGAATCCTGAGCGTCGTAAGAATTTCCGTGCGCGGCATAACTGCGATACGGCGAAAGATCCTACCAAACCCAGAACGTGGTCATGCAAAGCATGGTAATTTTATGGACAAGATGAAACTTGGCGGTGGCGGACGTTACGAGAAGCTTATCGGCTCTCTTGAGAAGAAGGGAGTCAAAGATCCTGCGGCTCTTGCGGCCTACATTGGTCGTAAGAAGCTCGGCAAGGCGAAGTTCCAATCGCTCGCCGCGAAAGGTCGTCGCCGCGCTGAGCGCCAGTCTAGCTACGCTTAGGATAGCGTCCTTTGACGTACGGCTTCTTGGCCGACTCCTTATCGACGACGAACTTCTGTGGGTCTGCGTAGTTCCATGAGATGTCGCCGCCCGTGCCACGCTGGATCATAATCGATCCGGTGACTTTTCCTTCCTTGTCCGTCATGCCGGAACGATCCGCTCGCTTCGCCATTCCGAGCATAAATTGTCGAGGTTGATTGAAACCAACTTCCTTCATCACAATCACCTCTCTGGCCCAGTTCGTTAGGTCCGACGATCCGAATCCTGAGTAGGCCATCTCTGCCACGCTCTCCGGTTTGTCGTCTCGACCTTTGGGCTTGGGGAAGTGATGGACGAGAATCAGGACTACGCCCGTCTCCATCATAATCGGCTGGAGCAAGTGCCTCGTAAAGTTCGCGCAGACCTCGATATCCGATGGATTTCCGCCCATGTAGGAGAGCAGCGGATCGATATAAACCACATCGACCTTAGTCTTGCGAACGAGGCGGCGGAGCATCGTCGCGAAGTCAGAACCCGTTCTCACCGTCTCGCGGAAGAATAACATGTTCGCGCTCCGAAGACCTCGCTCCCAGTTCTCTTTGCCGAAGGTCATCTGAGCAGCGCCTTTGAGCGCATCATGCTGATCGGCGATGTCGTTTTCCGCCTGAATGTAAGCTACTTTTAGCGCCCGGACGGGCTTTACGCCAAACCAAGCTTCGCCGGACGCCCATTTCAGACCCTGATACGCGGCCATCGAGCTTTTGCCGCATCCACTTTGGCCCACAAAGAGAAGTGACGATCCACGCCGAACCCACCTATCGCCGATCAGATTGTCAGGATCATTCTGTGGGTCGTACTCGATGATGCTGTCTATCGAGAACTCCATCGGCATGTCCTGCGCGTCCATGTCGTCCTTGAACGCTTCCCAGTTCACTGCGCCCACGTTGACGGCCAAGAGCTTCTGCTCCTTGCCATCGCGCATTACACCGGCCAGACGGCTGAACCGGCTCGCGTTCTTATTCTTCGGATCGATGCCGATGCTTTCGAGGTAGCGATAGACGACGTCGCGGCGCTCGTTCCACTCCTCTCTATTGGCCGCTTCAACGCGCACCCAGCCATGCAGACTCTTGCCGCCGGAATCTATGACGACCGATAGCGGGAGCTTCGACTCCTTCAGCGCTGTCCATTGCTCGTCCTTCGTCTTCTCGTCCATCTCGACTAAGACATGGCGGAAAGATGCCACGCCAGAGTCTGATCCGCTCTCATCGAAGCATGGATTGATGCGGACGTATGCACCCTTGCTATCGCTGCCATTCCACATGGCGCTGATGGGCGGCGTGAAATGGTTCTTAATCCATTCGTCGCGCTTAAGGAACGTACCTTTGGAGGCTGGCCTACCTCGACCCTCTTCGTCGAAAATGATGTCGTTGCAGATGCAGACAACTTCGTCCGATTCGAAGCAGGCTTTTAAAAAGTCGATTGTCGTAAACGGCGACGGAGGTTCCGGCATCGCTTGGATCGTGCGAACGACGAACTTGCCGGTGGGCGAGATTGGATTGCCGCCCTGTCCAATGCCCGATTGAGCGGATAAGAGCCAGCCACGCGGCTTGTCGTGCGAAACCTTGGACGCTTGATC